TGGCAACGACGTAACCAATCGCAACATAGCGAATAACCTTCTAGAAAAGGTTGGTGAATTATTGGATGGAAAGGTGGAGCATGTCATGTGCTCCGATAAGCGTACAACACACGAAAAAATTGTCATTACCTACAATCACAAGGAGAAGTAATGGTAGTACCTCAGACAGCAGTAATTTATAGTAATGGATCACAAGAATGCGAAAGAGCAGCACAACTGCTAAAAGCACTAGATGGTGAATATCTCGAATATCGCCTAGATCAACATTTTGACCAAAGAGCGTTTGAAGACGAATTTGGTCCAGAAGCACAATACCCACAAATCGCGCTAGGAGCACGACATGTGGGCGACTTGAAAGAATTGCTACATGTAGCGAAAGAGAGAGGACTTATTTAATATCCCCCACCACCTTGGTATGATCCACCGCTACTGGTGCCACCACTGGAGGTTTGACCACTAGAAGATCCAGCGGATCCATACTGGTTGACCTCTGTCTGGGTCATCTCACCTGCCTGCTCAACAGTAGCACTGGTTTGACCCGTAGAGACAGTAACTGCAACGGTGCTACCATCAGCAAGCACATCACCTTCAGAGATAGTAGGATCGGTAGATCCGAAGTTTCTGGAGGTGTATTCTGCTGTAGCAGCAAATTGGATAGATGGTGTCTGACCAACAAGAGTCTGATATGTGGGTTTGACGCTAGTAAATGCTTCTGCAACTGTGCCAACACTTCTCTTGATACCTGTAAGAGGATCAACCTCATTAGAAGGCAGATATTCGACCAGATCTTCAAATTCTTCAACGAATGAATTCAAGAATTGAGGTTTCAGGACGTGAATGCCTCTCTTGTAGTCATTCAAACCAGATTCATAGTCATAGTTAGAAAGAGGTCTAATTAACTCTTCTTTAGGAATGGATGTGCCATCAGGTCTAGTATAATTAAAGTCTTCAGGGACTTCAAGACCTGCTCTCAGTTGTATATCTCCCCGAGTATTTCTAATCTCTTGCGTTTCCCAATGGTGGATGCTTTCTACATCATCCTTTCCATACTTACGCACCATATAATTGTAGAGCTCTTGCTCTGTCATGGGCCAATCATCGTAGATATTGATGATGTTATTGACCAGCAGGATAACCCAATCGTAGTTGACGTTTTTATATACCTTCTCAGCGACCTGATCAGGTCTTTCATTATTCTGGATAGTGTATTTTTCAAATCCAAGAATAACATCACTGATATCATCTCTGATCTTGACACGACGGAAGAGATTCTTCGCCATAACATAGGGATCATTAGTCCCTGTGCGATAACTCTTTGTCCTGACGAATACGTCTGGTATGTATGAGAAATAATTTGCCATCAGTCTTTGAAGTCTTCGCGTGTGCGGTATTTGATTTCTTGGAAGGATAACGTCATGTTATACACCGCAAAACCGAAATCTTTATCTTCCATGCCAGGAATTTGAGAGCGAATTGCGGTAGAGTCACCGAAATCAACGCTCATGTCCTGTAGGACCATTCTATGTGGGAAGCGTAGGAGTGTATTCATATATCCACCTGCTGCCTTACCCTCACCCAATTCTTCAGTATCATCCTTAGAAACGTATCTAACGATGTCTGCTTCAAACTTATCAGGGATAGTCAACCAGTCATTACCTTCTTTTGATGGGTGCATTGCCTGTCTAAGGGTGCTAATAATCTGATAGATCGTCTGCACATCAGCAGCAGACTTAGGCACCATGGTAAACTTAAAACTATGGTTTTGGAATTGCACACCTTTGAAGAGCATCTCTTCGTAGGGGTTAAACACCTTACCTTGCGTTAATTGTGAAAGATCGTTAGAATCAACGTTGAAACCATAGGGAGATACTTTACCAACCAATGTGTTGATTGCTTCAGATCCTACCTTGAATCCAAGTGCAGGTTTTGCTGCATCTGCTGCCTTTGCAATGTTTGATCCAATTTCTTGACCACCTGCCAAGGCATCACCAGCAGCATCAATAACTGCTGCACCCACAGCACCGAGGTTTTTACCCTCATACTTTGCTGTGTATTTCTCATTCAGACCAGGAGGGAGATACAGGAATATAGACCCCTCTGGTTTACCACTACCCTTGTCTGAGCCATAGTTTCTTCCTGACTGGTGCTTATAAATACTCAATTTAAGGTAGTCGATCACTTCCGTTGGGAAGGATGCTTCCTTCCTTACAGACCGTCTACTGCTACCTGATGTGCCCATGGGTTTGACCCTTGGGAATACTAACAATTCTGACATGAGTTATTCTGGCAAATTCAGACCATCAAATAGACATAAGTATAAGGGTGATCCCACAAATATTATTTATAGGAGTTTGTGGGAAAGAAAGTTTATGGTCTGGTGTGACAAAAATGTAAACGTGATTGAGTGGGGCAGTGAAGAAATCGTTATTCCATACATCAGTCCTGTTGATAATCGGATTCATCGCTATTTCCCCGACTTCTACGTCCGAGCACGAACTAGAAACGGAGGGACTCAGAAATTCATTATCGAAGTTAAACCGAAGGTCCAGTGTGCGCCCCCGAAGAGACCGAAAAGGCAAACTAGAAAATATATAACTGAAGTGAAAACTTACGGTGTCAACCAAGCAAAGTGGAAGGCAGCAAGAGAATACTGTAAGGATCGTCGTATGGAATTCTTAATTCTCACAGAAAACGAGTTAAACGTATGAGCATCTTCACTGATGTCAAAGATCTTGCAGAAGGCAAGAAACAATCTAAAGACTGGTATCGCAGTCAACTGCAATATGGTCTGGAGCCATATGAAGGCACCTTTGAGGTCGGTGATGTCATCTTCTTTGCATACTCTGCAGCAACTGAGAAACTGTCATTCTACGATAGATTCCCGATGGTGAAGATATCCGACAAAGATGACCCAAACATGCAATTCTCAGGTGGTAACTTGCATTATCTACAACCATCAGCAAGAAAGACAATCGCTGCACAGTGGTCTATGGGTAGTCCCGCGTATCCTGCCCGTTGTCATCATAAATACTTTATGTCAAACGCCACTAACATCTATACTGTTAAGCCGATCGATCTGCAGGATATGACACCATTGCCTATAGAGCAATTCCTATTTAATGCAGCAGGTAGATGGATTGAAGTCCCTAGCAGTCACATCTGGAGCAGAGTTTAATGGGATATAGAAATCCAAACAGTTTTACACGTTTTGCCGATCTCGTAGCAGGTGGCGAGAAGGATATCGCTAAGTCGAATCTATTCTCGGTGGAGATTACACTCCCTGCTATGCTATACGCTAAAGGTTGGCATCCTAATTATAGAGAGCATTATGAAGCGATTAACTATTTCGCTGATAGTGTAACTATTCCTGCGAGAAGAATTAAAACCCAATCAGTTAAAATGGTTGGTCAACCATATGATTATGCATATGGTCAGCAAAAGCAAGAAGTCAGGATGTCCTTCATCATGACAAAGGACATGTATCATCGCCAATTCTTTGAGAAGTGGATGAATCTCACTGCTAGCGATGCTGAAAACAGAGTTACATTCTACGACGAGTACACAGCAGACATTCAGATCCTGAAATGGGAGAATGCTGCTAACATCGTTTATAAGGGTGCTACTAACTTTAACGGAAAACAAGTCCAGTTTGAGCAGAGGATGAATAGATCCACTGCTGTATGGCAGATGTATGGTGCATTCCCATTTGATATTTCTGCAATGACTCTCAATAATGGTCCTGCTGATCTTATGAAGATCGACGTTGACTTTAAGTATGAGAGATTTAGATTTGATACGGTTGGAGAAGATGTTCTCTCCTTCAGTCCTAATGCCAAAGACAAAGTTATTCGTAACTTTGATAGAATTGCAGAAGCACTAGGAATTGACTCTCAGTCAGATTCCGCCTTCTTTGGCACCTAAATAAATTTAATAGTTATGGAGTATTATGCCTTTACCCAAGCTCGCTATCCCCGAGTATGATCTGACTTTGCCTATCACTGGCACCCAAGTTACATATCGACCCTTCCTTGTCAAAGAGGAAAAACTGCTATATCTCGCTATGGAGTCGCAAGACGACAAGCAGATGATCAAGGCAGTTAAAACCATCATCAAGAATTGCACCAACCTGAAAGGTAAGGTGGAAGATCTCGCAACCTTTGAGATCGAATATATCTTCCTTCGCATTCGTGCTACTGCTGTTGGTGAAGCAAGTGAATTCAAAATCACCTGCCCTGATGACAATGAGACCCAGGTCGAAGTACAAGTGCCTCTGAATGAAGTTGAGGTAGAAATCCCCTCTGACCACGAGAAGAAAATTCTCCTTAATGATGAAGTGGGTGTGGTTATGAAGTATCCTTCGATTGATGTATTCATCAGTCAAAACATGTCGGATAATCCTGGAATTGAGGATGTATTTGAGTTGGCAGCAGGTTGTATTGAAAGTGTATACGATAAGGAAGAAGTCTATGATAGCTTCACTCCAAAGGAAGCACTAGATTTCCTTGAAGATCTGAATTCTGAGCAGTTTGCTAAGATCCAGAAATTCTTTGAGACTATGCCTAAGTTGACATACACACTTCAGGTTACTAACCCTAACACTAAAGTTACATCTGATGTCGTGCTTGAAGGACTCGCTGCTTTTTTCGAGTAGCCCTACTGCATGATAGTCTTGAAAACTACTACAAAACAAACTTTGCCTTAATGCAGCACCACAAGTATTCACTAACCGAGTTGGAGAATATGATACCGTGGGAACGTGATGTATATGTGAATCTTCTCCTCGCACATATTGCTGAGGAAGAAAGACGGCAAAACCAAGATCAGTCACGCATGTCCCTCTAATGGCAGCAATCCGTAGTTTCGTAAAAATTCAACCGATAACTGGTAAGTCAGGTATCGCTCAAAACATGGATCAGGTGCGTAAAAGCATCAATCGCATGGGAGCGGTTACAGATGGTATTGCCAAGAGTTTTTATGATACGACTGAGCTTCTAAAGTTTGAAACAGAGTATCTTTCAGACACTTCTAGCGATGAAGTCACGGAGATCAAGAAGAAAGATAAGAAGGAAAAGACCAAGTGGACTGACTCCATGCGGAAATTCCGAAGATCTTTTGCAAAGAAGAAACGTGAGAGATTAGAAGATCAGGCAGAGAAGGGCATAGAGGAAGGTAAGGAAGAAGGTCGCAAGGCGATTGAGAAACAAAAACCCAAGATGAGTATGCTTGGTAAGTTTCTTAGTGGTATCTTCCGAGTCTTTAAGTTACTAATCGTATATGCAGCACTTGATTGGTTAAGCAACCCACAGAATGCTGAGAATGCTGTAAAGGTATTCAAAGTCTTATTTACTATAGGTAAATTTGCTTTCAAGGTTACCAAGATGGGCGTCGGGATGATTCTCGATGGTCTGACAAATGTCATTGGTAACTTTAAGGATGAAAATGCCATCAAACGTGGACTCCGAGGTGTGCTTGGTGTCGTACAACTGATGGGTGGACTTGCTGTGCTTAGGACAGCACAGTATATGATTATGCCTTGGAAACTCTTCAAGGACGTTAATCGTCTGAGGATGATTTTCTCAGGAAACGCTGAAGCATCTGCTGAGGCAGAAAGAAACGTAAAAGTAAGAAAGGACGGAGTTAGAGATCCGAAGACTGGAGTTATATACTCCAAAGAAGAAATAAAATCAATGCGGAAAGCTGCCGAGAAGGCAGACCGCAAGCGTCCTGGTGCCAAGAAGGCATTTGAGGAGAGATTCGGGAGAGAAGGTCGATTCTCCAAGATGAAGGGTCGCATGGGCGACAAGATGAAAGGGTTTAAGGGTAAACTCGGTGGCAGGGCAAATAAAGTATTTGGTAAACTCGGCGGTAAGGCAAACGTCGGGATGGCATTCCTTGGTGGTGCTACCAGGATTGCAGGAGGTCTCGCAAGTGGTGAGAAGGCATCCTCTGCAATCGGTGCTGGCGTAGGTCAGGCAGCAGGTGGTGTCCTTGGTGGTATTGCAGGCACAGCACTGCTAGGACCCTTCCTGGGACCCTTTGCACCTATCGTTGGTAATGCCATCGGTAGTTTCCTAGGTGAATGGGTAGGTAAAGAGTTAGGTCCACTCATGGAGCCTATCTTCGGACCTATCAAGAGATACTTTGGTATGATCTTCGACCTCGTTAAGATGACGTTAGGTCCGATCATCGAGCAAGTCAAAGAGCCCATGGGCATGATCTTTGAGTTGATCGGTAAACTTGGACAATTCCTGATGGATGGTGCCAAGGTCTTGATGGACTTTACTGGATTCATCCTTGGTCCTGTATTCGATGCTATTGGTGGAGTAGTCCAATTCGTTGTCAATAATGCTAAGCGTCTGATGAATCCTGCCTCTGTAGGTAAGGGCATCCTAGATGCTATGACATTCAACCTGTTTGACTTCGACGGAGAGAATAAGAAGGCAGCAGGTGGTCCTGTAGAGCTGGCAGCAGGTGGTCCTGCTCAGTTTGGTAGTCATCCTGACATGCTTGCTGCTACAGGTGGTCTCTACCTCAAGGCAATCGTCGGAAGTCTTGGTGCATTTGGATTTGTTGGTAATAAGGTAAAATCTGTCTTAGCACCTGATATCCAAAAACTCGGCAGTGCATTTGGTGTCAGTGTTGGGACAGGCGGTGGAGCTGCCGCCAAGGGGATGAGCACATCTGTCACCTTCCAAGCAACACAGACTGAGAAGAAGAAGGTTGAGAATGTAAAGAATCTCACCTATAAAGAAAACCTCTACAAAGGCGTCCATGATGGGTTAAACAAACTACTCATCAGTGGTATCAAGATCTTTGATCCAGCATTAGCTGCTAATCTTGAGAAGCAGAGACAATCAGGCAGTCCAAGTGGTCCAGGTGGTCAGACTCCTTCCACAGTTGCTCCATCAGGTAGTGGCACTAACCGTTATAGCGGAGATGTCGCTGCTACTGGTAGTGTCCCCAATGATCCTGCATTTATTAAAGAGGTCAACAGAGTTGCTAAGAAGTTTGGTGTTGATCCAAGTGATCTTTTAGGTAAGATTGCATCTGAGTCGGGATTCAATCCCGCTGCAGACAATGGCACTCACGTCGGTCTGATTCAGTTTAGTACTGATAGCGCAGCACTGGTAGGTAAGACCCAGAGCGAAATCAAGAAGATGAGTCGTGCTGACCAGATGGGACTGGTCGAGAAATACTTTGACTATTGGAAACTACCTTATGGTGCAGGTGCTGGTCACCTCTATACAGTTACATTCCTCCCTGCATTTGCTAACAAACCAGGCAATTATGTCTTAGCAAAGAAAGGTGGATTTAAGGATGATTTTGGATATCACCCAGACTCTTGGTATACAGGTAATGCTGGTCTAGACATGAATAACGATGGTAGTATTACCATCGATGAGTTGGGTGAGAGAATCAGACAGAAAAAGAAAGAGTTTGGTATTCAGTCTGCTGCTAAGGGCGGTAAGATTAGAAAGAAACGTCCTAAGCAGGGTGCATACTCTGAGGACAGTATGGCGGGTGGTGAAAAACTTCAGCAATTTGCCAAGGGTGGAAAAATCTTCCTGCACTGGACAGGTGGAGGATATACTGCAAAATATAGAGGTAAGTATCACGGTATTATTCAAGGTGATGGTAGTGTTTTCAGAGCACATGATTATGGTCAAAGATCTGGTGTTGCTCACACATATTTGAGAAATAGTCAGGGTATTGGTTTGAGTATTGCTGCTATGGGCGGCAAACCAGATTATTGGACTGTCCCTGTTAAGGATATACAAGTTGAAGCAATGGCAAAAGAAATTGCCAACATTGCTAAATCACGAGGTTGGTCACCTGATGAGATCAATGTCAAGAATGTGATGACTCATGCTGAGGCAGCATCTGGTAAAGATGGATTGCTTCCTCGTGGTGACAACTATGGTCCTACAATGTGGGGTGGTGATGGTACTCGTTGGGACCTCTTACGTCTGAAGAAAGGTGGTAAGAATGGTGAGGGTGGTAATATCATTCGTGCTATGGCACGAGGTTTCATGGGTGGTGATTCCACTGTTAGAGAAACAGATGGGACCGTAACAGATTCATCCACTACCATTAACACTAAGCGGGGTATCAATGCAGAGATAAAAGCAGAGAATCAGGCGCAGGAAGAAGCTAAACCCGAGAAACCAAAGACTGTTGCAGAGATGCTAGCAGACTTCAAGTCAGGTTTGACAACAGCACTAGAAGCATTTGGATCTAATGTAAGATCAGCAGGTATTGGCAGCGTCACTGCAACAGATGATGCAAAACCAGAAAAGGTTGAAACTACATCAACTACATCAACTACTGACCCTTCAACGATTATGGCAGTCGGTCAAGTCAAAACCGATGCAATGGCGAAATTAAAAGCAATCAAGGAGAAGGCAGAGCGTGATGGTCTAGCAGAGGTATATCCTGTCATACAGGACCGTATCGTCATACAAAAGGTCACACAGCAGATAAATACATCAGGTAGCAGTAAAGCTGTGTATACCAAACCTTCGCCTCTTCTCACTCAGTAATAGATGGCAAATAATAAAGCACCGTCGATGAAAGTCCAGAAGGCACGACTCTATAAGATGATCTCTTATAGGGGCACTGGTGGTGGCAAGAAGTTTACTGCATTAACTGCTGCTGATGAGTTAACTCAGATCTCAAAGGATCAGGATAAAGCATTTAAGAGTATCACCGCAGGTATGAATTCCTTGGGTGCATCGATGAATGGCATTGCTCTCCAAGTAGAAGCAATGACTCAAGCGATGAAGGATAGAGTCTCTGCTAAGATCAGAGGCGATAACATCACTAAGAAGCAAGAGGAAGCTGCCGAAAAGAAAGAGGCAGATAGAGAGAAGAAGAAAACTGCTGCAGAAAAACTTCAAGAAGCAAAGAAAAAGAGAGCTGACGCTGAGGAGAAGAGCGAGCTTAAAAAGAAGAAGGTAGGGAGTGAAAAGGTAAAAGAATTTAAGGAGGCAGCAAAATCTGCTTTCGGTGGATTCCTTGGTGCTATTGCTAGATTCCTTGGTGGTATCTTTAAGCTCTTTATTGGATTTGCTGTATTAGATTGGATCTCTAAGAATCCAGATAAGGTCCAGAAACTTGCTGAAGGACTCGTTGCTATTGGTAAGTTTGTCTATAAGATAACGTCATTCCTAGTAGGGTCGGCGTTTGATGGACTGGTTAAGTTTATGGAGAATCCCATATCCTTACAGGGATTGCTGGGATTTGGACAGTTTCTACTGTCTGCTGCTCCTATATTCTTGGGGATTGCATTCCTTAAGAATCCATTAGCAACAGCGAAGACAGTTGGATGGGTTGTTAGTAGTCTTGTTAAGGGCATCCTTAATATCGGTAAAGCAACCAAGGCAGCGGGTAAGTTAAAGAAATTTGCCAGCTCTAAGTTTGGTAAGGTTGCTATTGCTGGCACCGCTGGTGTTAGTGCATATCTTGGAGCAAGAGCTGCTGGTGATAGTCAAGGTGAAGCAGTTGGTGCTGGTGTAGGTACTGGTGCTGGTGCTCTGATTGGTGAGAAGATCGGTAGTAAGTTTGGTGGTCCCCTTGGTGGGATGATCGGCGGTGTTGCTGGTGGATTTGTTGGTGGTAAGGTAGGTAAGGCAATCGGTGGATTCCTAGAGCCCATCTTTGAGCCTATCCAGAGATTCTTTGGCATGGTTGGAGAGGTCTTCAACAATGTGATGGCACCTATCAAGGAAGCACTAGGTGGATTCTTTGAAGCACTGGGTGCTGTGATGAATGGTATACTCGACTTTGTTGAGCCACATCTACCACTAATCAGCAAGATCCTGGGTATTGGTATCCAGGTAATGTTTGCCCCATTCTTCCTGGGACTGAAGGCACTGACAGCAGTGCTGAAATTCTTTGCACCTAAGACAGACGAGGTAGATAAAGAGAAGAGTAAGTCAGGCAAAGCAGCAGGTGGAAGATTCCAGACTGCTAAGATGGTCAAGCCCAAGATGGCATCTGGCGGGACATTCAACCTGCAAGATGAGATGGCGAAGCAACTTCGCAAGACCATGAAGCTCGCCAAGGCATTTGGTCAGTTGATGCAACTCCCATTCAAAGCACTGGGTGTTGGTATCATGACTGCCATTGGTGGTATTGGTAAGGTATTCGGCGCATTCCTCCCTGCACCTATAAGGAATATGCTGGGGTCGATGATTGCACCCCTCGCTAAGATCTTTGGTGTCCCAACTTCTGCTATTGGTGGAAGTGCTGCCTCTAACGAGGAGATGAAGGGTGAGGATAAAGGCAAGGCAGATAAAGCTGGTGAAGTAGGAATGACCTGGGAGGAAAAACTCCTAGAGGCAATCGCTGGTGACAATGGCACCATTGCACTGTTTGGTAAACTATTCAAAGCAATCGTAGAGCACCCTATCTTCAAAGGCGTTAAGGCAGTTGCTAAAGGTCTCCTAGGTGCTGTTGGTAGTTTCTTTGGATTCTCTGAGGGTGGTTATGTCCCTGGCAGAGCAATGGGTGGATGGATCTCTGGTCCTCAGTCTGGTTACCCTGTGTCACTTGATGGTGGTGCTACCACATCATTCATCGGTCATGGCACTGAGTGGGTAGGTATGAAGGGATTCGCAGGTGGTGGTGCATTTGTTGTGCCATTTGACACCCCTGCAACTAGACAGAATCCTGGTCTCACATCACAAAGAATGGGTGAGGCATCCCGTGGTGGATACTCCATGCCACGCTTTGCAAAGGGTGGATTCCTACCTAAGTTTAGTGCTGGTGGTAAATTTGATCCTAAGGCATATACTAAAGATTCATTCAAGGCAAGTAGAGTTGTCCTGAATGATAAGTCATACTATGTGACTTATGGTTATGAAGGTGACCCCTCTGATGCAAAGATCAGCATCAAGAGTATGTCTAAGAGGACAAAGGCAGGCACTCTTGGTTTTGGTGAAGAAAGAGTTGGTATTGAGCCTGGCACGGATGAATGGAAGGCAGTGATGAATTCTGGTGGTCTTAAGACTGACATTGCCAACAGACATAAGAGCAAGGGCGATAGTAGAGGTCGTAATTCCAGACCTTCTAACATCACTGAGATAAAGGTTCATCCTAAAGCGATGAAGTTTTACCAGTATAATAAGTCATATCATGATGCTAGAGACGCTGGTCTAACTAAGAGAGAAGCAGCAGAGAAGTCTGCCACAGAGCACAATACAGTGACTGAGGCAGACCGTAAGGCAGCGAGAGAGGCAGAAAAGAATAAGAATAAGACTGACGCAAAGACTGATAAAGCACAAACTGTTGATGAGCAAATCAAGAGTCTCTTTGGTGAAGAAGGTGCTTTGCAAAAAGGTCTTCTGGAGTTTGGTAAGAATGCCAGAACAGAGTCAACTAATGACTCTGGCGAGCAGGTAAACGAGGCTGAGCAGAAGAAGACTGAAACTAAGCTAGATAAACTAAAAGCATTGACTGCAGAGCGTGATGCAGCACTGCAACCTATTGTCCAAGAGCAGCAAGGAGCGCCCATCATGGCAGGCGGTGGAGATGAGATTATCATCCCATCTACAGAGAAGAATGATGCTGACGAGTATCTTCTCGGTAAATTTGGCATTGTTGCTGAGGCAAGATCTACACTCGTTAACTTCATGTAATGGCAGAGCAGAAATCAAGACAATTTGAGCTTAAGAAGATTACTCTCACTACTAATAGTGATAAGGAGTATGATCTTAAACAGATGGTGCCAGACTTTAAGTACTACGAGTCTATTGAGGCACCCTTCTGCCGTGTAGAGTTGTCAATGGTTGACTCCGTTGACTTTAACTTGAATCTCACAGGTGGTGAGAAAGTGCAACTGGATCTGATCACAGAAGCAGCAGATGGTAAAGGTAAACTAAAACTAGATTTTAGAGTTTACAAGATCGGTAAGATCATCAAGTCTGAGCGTGGTCAGATGTATATCATTTACTGCTGCACGCCTGAGATGTATAATAATGAAACCAATAAGGTCTTCAAAGCATTTGGTGCAATCTCTGAAGGAGCATCTAAGGATGAGGATCATATTCCTAAGCATATCGTCAAGAAGTATCTCAAAGCACCTGGCAAACGTATCAAAGAAGAGCACTTTGAAGCGCACTCAAAGGTCCAGGTTGTGTCACCAAACTGGAGACCTGTTGACCTCATCTCATACATTTCAGATAAGGTAACTAGAAAGAGCTCTGGTAATAATTCAAAACCATCAGGTAAAGGATCATCAAAGCAGTCTGGATTCCTCTTCTATGAGAATCAACGAGGATTTCAGTTTAGATCTATTGATGGTCTCTGTGAGCAAGAATCTAAATACACATTCAAGTATGTGCAGCAGGGACACACGGAGGACGCAGGTTACCTTAACGTTGAGTCTATCCAGTATCCAGACAAAGCAAACCACCTCAGACATATGAGGATGGGTACATATAAGACAGTGACCAGTGGTGTGAGTCTTGCTAACCTTGGTGCTAACAATATAACTAATAATGGTGGTAGCAATAAAAGTAAGTCATCACCATCGGGCACAATCTACGCTGCAAGAGAAACAGCGTTTGATAAAATCTTTTCGAGAGCAACTCCTCTCCATTCACAACCTCCATTTAACATGCCAGAGGAAGTGGCGGGAGAAGGAGCACCGCCCACTCGACAAAAACTCAGACCAATTCCAACGCTGATTCATCAGCAGGGCGGGTCTGGTCAGCCAAAAGGTCATCCTGATAGTGGATCAGAGACTGCTGACACTCTAGCAGTTGCAGAATACGCCGCTGCTAGATATAATCTAATGAAGGCGATTCAGCTAACAATCACGGTGCCAGGTAATACTGGTGTCTGTGCTGGTGACGTTATCACACTCAACATCCCTGCTTCGCGGGGAGAGCAAGAGACCGTCTTGAAGGATAGAAAGTTTAGTGGCAAATACATTGTTGCTGCTCATACTTTCGTTTTCACCCAGCGAGGTTGCACATCTGAGTTAACCTTATTCCGCGATTCCATCCCTAAAAAGTAACCATAATGGAAAACATCGAGCAACACATCCAGAAGGATAAAGAAATTCTGGATAACCCTAACACAAATCCTCAAATGCGTCGTCATATTGAAGGCGAATTGCATGATCTTGAGGAGTATGCTGATCACCATAAGAAAGAGATCGAAGCAGGTGACCACCACGATCCTACATATCTTGAGCTCTACTGTGATCAAAACCCATCGGAGCCTGAGTGTCTAGTCTACGAGGATTGACAAACCTACAATAAATTATTATAATAACCATGTAAGGGTTGAGATGAATAACTTTGAAGAGCTCTTATATGGGCATTATCGTAATAAACTGCAGGCGCAATCTAATCCAGCGCAATGGCCACAGATAGATATCAGGATTTGGAAAACTCAGTCTGGAGTATATGAATCCAAATCCTGGTACAAGTATCAAGGTGAGAAGAATGCTTACAACTGGTTGAGGTATAGGATTACAGAATCTACCGAGACCACTGTAAAGACAGATATATTCAATTACATCAGTAGGGAAGACAGTTGTCCCTTTATCTGGACTTGGGACGGTAAGTGGTGGACAGGAATTCCTGATGGATTCTGCCGAGTCGGAAAGTATCTGGTCAAGTCTAAGATCCGATTCAATGGATTGGATTACAGATCAATGGATCAGGGTTGGGATACTGAGACAGATAAACAAGCGTGGGGTAAACCTGAAGAGGAAGGTGAATTCCAATTCGTATTACTCGATAAATAATCACACGATATAATTATTCAAATGTTGGATCGGACAGACTACCTAGGTAGAGACGGATACACTTGGTGGATCGGGGAAGTTGAAAGCAACGAAGACCCCTCCAAGCTGGGTCGTGTCCAAGTGCGTATTCTTGGGTGGTATACTGGTCACAAGGCAAAGCAGGCATATACTAAGGAGTTGCCTACTGAGGTGCTGCCATGGGCAACTGTGTTGCTCCCCTGTGATAAGTCACAGACAAAGAATACAGGTACAACCACTGAGTTGCAGCCTGGTGCATGGGTCATGGGATTCTTCCTTGATGGTGATGAGGCACAGATGCCTGTCGTCATGGGTGCATTCCGTGGTTTCCAAGTAAAAGAAGATCCCGAGAAGAGGACCACTGCTGCTGACGGCACAACCGCTGATAAACTGAAGACTGAGACCCCTGGTCAGAAGGACATGGCGGGCAATGACCGTATGGACGGTAGTCCTATGGTTAAGCGTCAGAATACTACACCCACGAATCCTACTGGATCTGGTAATGAGGAGTCTCGTGGTGCTATCTCTGCCGCTGAGGAGACTCTGCCTGGTAATGCTGTTACTAACCCAACCAAACCTCCTGTAGAGAAGCAGGCGATTGGTGATGGTGTTGCTGGTGCTGGTGGTGAAGGTTTCGGCACTGACCTAGAGCGTATGCTCACTGAGTTGGGCAACATGGCAGCGACGCTTGCTAGTGGTCCTGCTGGTTTCATCTCTCTTGCAACTGGTAAGAAGGTTGCAGGTGATAAGGTGATGGAGCACATGGGCAAGATCATGAATTTCCTTGCTGGTGGTATTGCTGGTATCCTTGCACCACTGAAAGAATTGCTTGCCAAACTCATTGCAGAGATTGTTGGTAAGATTGTTTCTATCATCTCCAGTTTCGTGCCTCTGGTTGTGATCAACACAATCATGATGTTTCTTGAGATGATCTTTGACATCTTCTGCATGAAGAAACCGATGTGGTTGGGGCTAGTGCAAGCCGCAATATCGGATGTCTCTGCGTTCGCTAATAATATAGCGACGCAGATTGTAGATAAGATTGCTGATAAACTTAAGGGTGTTGACTCTGCTGTTAAAGGTGTTACTAACCGTATCTTGGGTGGTATCACTAGCACAATGAATCGCGTCAAGGATATTGCTGGTGATGTGATTGCTGCTGTTGATATGGCAAAAGGTATCGCAGGTGCAGCAAGAAGCATCGGTGAGACTGTGCAGATGATCTTTGAGTTTGACTTTACATCACTCAACTGGGCAGGTTTGATTAAACTCATCTTTGCCATCATCGCGATGTTCTTCAAGAAAGATTGCGGGAGGAAGATTAAACGACCGAAGTCTAAGGCGTGGTATCCATTGATCGGTACCACACAGTGTGGTGGTAATATCGGTGAAGTGCTTGTTGGCACACCATTCTCTAGTTTTGATGATGGTGTCACTGGAGCAGGTGGTGGCGGTAGTTACATCGATAAGATGTTTACTGCTATCAATACAGACCTCATGGAGGTTGTTACTCACCTCAATGGTGCCAAGGAGATCAATGATTCAACCCCTGGTGTTGAGAAACAAATCAAACAGGGTCCTGGTGGTATCACTACATTCCAAGATGCTCACGGTAATGAGCACAAGAATGTCCCTAACAATGAGACTAAGATCGTTGCTAGAGATAAGTGTGAGACTATTAAAGGTAACTATGTGCTGACAGTTGAGGGTGACTTCTATCTGAAGGTCATGGGTAACTATCACGAGGAAGTGACAGGTGCCAAGAATGACAATGCCTCTCAGGGTCCTCAAGCAGAGTCTGAGGGATCAAGTAAGAAACCTGATAAGACAGACGCTAAGAGTGATCTAGACAAGCAGAGTCAGAAAGTTGTTAATAGGACTGACAATAAGAAAACTAAGATTGCTTCAGCAGGCACAGATGTGACTGCTAGTATCGATACTGGTGGTGCTGATAAGTCTTCTACCAAGAAGAAGAATAAGAAGCAGGACATGATCAACATGGTCCACATCAAACAGACTGAGCGTGATCAATACTTCAAGGCATTGCCTGGTGGTCATTTCTATCCTGTTGATGAGATTCCCTTCCACCCTGAATCAGATGAGCACGGTAGAGTGCCATGGGGTAGTCAACTTAAAGGTAACCTGAAAGACGAGAAAGAGCAGAAGTCTGGATCTCGTAAAGAAGGTGACCACGATATTGCATACACTGGTGACGTTAGTATCCAGGGTGCAAAGGTTAAGATCACTGCAATCAACTCACTGGCATTTAACTCTCAGACTATTAAGACTGAGGCAAACACCATTGAAAACATTGCTTCTGGTGAGATCACTAACGAAGCAAACTGGATCTCTTCCTTCCTTAACAGTGGTAGATTTGAGATGGTTGCAATCTTCAACCCACTCAAAGCACTCTCTGGTCAGTTTACCTTTGTGAATGGTGCAATCATTGATATCACTACTGACCTGCCTATCCCTGGTCTGGCACCACCAACACAGACTAGAATCTGTCTGGGCACATCCATGCCTGGGTCCATGAATGACATCATCATGGGATCTAGTGCAGGTGTCCACTCTACATTCATCGCAACACCCACTGGTGTGATCGCTGAATTTGTGCCCACTGGTGCCCTACTGAATCAGGTTGCTACTGGTCTGATCCACACGGGTGTCGGCACGGGTTACATGGCAACTGGTTGCGGTCTCGGACCCCATCAGGTCTATGGCTTGCCATTGCTGCTGAATTGATGTATGATACGGGAGTCTTCACAGCACTCCCATGTCTACGGAAACCTACCTTGAGCACATCTGGGTCAACATCCCTCAACGCACCGTGAAAATCATGGACAACGAAGGAGTTGACGAGGAGATCAAGTGGAAATTTGATGCCGAAGGTGCTGAAGGATTCTACGAGACTATTGCTCAATTCAACGAAAACGTCCCTGAAGAATTCATTACATACCTCGCATGAATAGTATTATTACGCTATCCTGTCAAGAAGTCCAAGACAACTTTGACTTCGTATTCTCCTTGGTTGAGAGAGGGCACACCATCAAAATTATCCATGACAATGGAGTTTGTATGATGACGCCACTCATCACTAAGGACAAGGGATCTGAGATAAATATCCCAGACCCTGAAGAATTTGTGCCCGATCCCGCTGGGGTGCAGGCATACGTTGCAGAGTCTCTTGGAGAAATGACGGCAGACTTCTAAAATGGACAAGATTCGGATCACTAACTCGTTTCACAATCTTAAAGACGTAGGTATAGTCCAGATGTATTTCATACAAGGCATACCTTTTACATTTGAAGAGTTACCTGCTCCGATGAAGGACATGGAAGAAGTTAAACTAGATGCAGATACTGCACGGGAATATACCTTGGAGGATCTATATCAAGCATCAGATTATCTCGTAATGGAAGGGTGTCACCCTATCTTATTTGACCTTAGTGATTGGATAGAAAATTATGAGGAGGTCCCTGAGTGAGTATGACTTTGGTGGCAGACCAGTCACCGCAGTAAACATTCTTCTCCTAATTAGTGAGATGGAGGGCACATACCAACATCTTAAATATATGGGATTCAAAGAAGATATGGAAACCATTAGCGAAATGAGAAAGACTTACTATAGTCTGTACTTTAAGAAAAAAAAGGAGGAGAAGGATGCCTAAGAAACAGTTTATTTCAGAGAAAGGTGATACTTGGGAATGGGAAGAAACTCCTGAGGTTGTTAAAGCAGTGAAGAAACTCCATGAATCGCGCAACACTGACGAGAAAAAGAGTTGATGTAGATAACATCACTTGGACTGATGTATTTGATAAGTTAGATTACGACAGACTCAATAAAACTTTTACGGTGATTGCACCAAAAGTGAAATCTGAAGAAATCCTTAACGAAACAAAGAGCATCATGTTGCATCAAGGTGCGCTGAATACTATTATATGTGAGGGTAAATACGTCCCATTTCAAATGAGACCACTATTTGACTATATGTGGGCACAGTATAATATGAGAGAGTTTCATCAATACATTTCCTTTGGTGCTGGATCCAGCACATTTGGTAGGCACAATGATAACGTAGATGTAATGATTGTGCCAATTATAGGAAAAATAGGTTATCGTGTAGATGGACTCGGTGCAGTCGAAATGGACCCAGGAGATGTGCTATACATACCTAAGTATGTGTATCATGAGCCTGTAGTATACGGACCCCGAGCTACACTAAGTTTCTCCTGAGGTATTATGGAAAAAATGTATGACACCATTCTATGTCACTGTGACATTGGATCAGGGTTTTGGGGAAGATCTCTCCAGACAACAGACCTTGACGGTTGGTGTGTTACTTTCTTTCTAGACCCAGCAGGGAGATTATTTGAAGTTGATTACAGTGACACTCAGGACTTCTCAAGAGACGATCCTAAAGGTTATGTCCCCAACGGTTTGCGTGGTAGGGTAAGACCATACTATGCTACGAAGACAATAGAAGTATATCCTACGAAGTGGGATGCACATTACGCACCATTCCCTAGGATGATGCTTACATTTGTAGATGGTAAACTTGCGGAAACAAAATGAAATTTCGGAATGCACTCCTGGCAGGAGCCCTGTTAGGATTGACAAGTTTAGCAGCAGTTGCTAAACCGACTAAAGGTTATTTTACATTCGATGCTATGGGGTGTATGCTCCTGCGAGAATGCACTGAAGGAGTCACTGAGGTCCACTCATTGCTTGATGTCTCCAGTCAATATGATGATCCAGAGCGTTATACCTTCGCTGCTATTGAATTCAACAACATGTTGAATGCACTGCATCAGGTAGGCGTAAAAGTATTTTTGGCAGATGAGAAGTATTTCCCAGTGGGACACCGTGGTGTTTATCACACTGTAAGCAACAACTTCTATCTGAATCGTCGATTCATGGGTCGCCCACATGTGCTCATGAGTGTAATGCGTCATGAAGGATGGCACGCTGCACAAGACTGTATGGCAGGTACTATTAACAATAGTATGATTGCTATCATTATGGATGAAGAGAAAGTCCCTCAGATCTGGCAAGACATTGCATCTGACACCTACAAGAATATGCCTAACGCTATTCCCTGGGAGAAAGAAGCATTCTGGGCAGGTAAGACTGAAGGCATGACAATGCGAGCACTTCAAGCATGTGCGCGGGGCAAAATGTGGGAGACTTATAGTCCTACTCCGCTCACCGATAAATGGTTGAGGCAGAATGGTTATAAATAAAACTGTAGCAAATCGTGTTGAGATTTCGTGGCAACTAAACGTATATCCCAATTAGATACGATTGCAGACGCACTCGTTACTGGCGAGGCAATTCTGCCCATCGTTATCTCTGACCCTCTGATTCCAAACCGTAAGGCAAAGGTCAATCAACTATTCCGTGGTGTGAGCGCAGGAAGTGCCTCAGCGCCAGGATTAGCTTTCGACTTGGATCGTGACAGTGGGATCTATCAGTCTGCAATCAACGAGATCGGACTTGCATTTGGATCAGCATCTCTCTATAATTCTAGAAGAGAAAATACTGACGGATCCTCTACTCTAGTCATTCGTGCTGTTGACAGTGCATCTGCAACGTCAAGCATTGAGATGACTCCTCAGGGTAGTGGATTTTTCACTATCAATGGTCCTATTATTCAGACCGACGCACAATTCTTCCTGCAAGGTGATCAAAACCCTGCAAAGAGAGTGCAATTTAACGTTGATACGATCTCTACACAGTCTGGCACACGTCGTTTTGACCTACCTAACGTAGGTACAAACACAAGCACCACTATTCTGGCGAATGATACTTTCCAGACTGTTACAAACAAAACGATTATCATCAAGGATGCTGAGCTCCAAATTACTGGATCTACTGCAACTGATAAAATCGCAAAGTTTGAGTGTGACGCCTGGGAAAGTCCTGGTCAGCACACTTACAAACTGCCTGACTTTGGTGCTGCTAACACTCAGTCTACTCTGTTGGATGACATCTCTGACCAGAATGTCTTCAACAAAAACATGGTCAACCCCACATTCTCCAACACTCCCTCAACAGATGAAGAGAATGACCCCACAAGGTATGTGATCTTTGACTCTTCGTTGCTGAGCAATAACCGCACGGTTACCTTCCCTGATATGAATATCAAGGTGGTTGGCGAAGCATCATCTCAGACACTTACTAACAAGATTTACAAAGGCGCAATTTTTGCTGACGTTGGTGATGACACCAGAAAGATCCAGTTTGATCTCAGCAACATTGAGGACAACCAAACCTATGTGTTTAGTTTCCCTGATGATGATCCATCAGCACCTTTGAATAATGGTCTAGCA